TTAGCATGTTTTATTATCCCAATTGTTGACGGTTACGTTTCCCCATGTGACGACCTGCAACAATAATCAGGATACCCCAAATCGGATACGCTACCATGAACCCATTCAGAGGCGGGTACACTGCGAGAAATGCCCAGCCCATTAGTAATATCAGAAACCCCGATAATTGTAACATTAAATCACTGAGCAATCTGCATTTAATGCACTTGGTATTTATCAGCAAGGTTATATTAACAATAACTCCTGAAAGATTCGCTATGAACCAGAACCACCAGTCATCCTTGCTCACTTGGTAAAAGTTTGGCATTACTGCGTCATTGATGTGTCGGTCATACAACATGACACCCAATGTTAAGAGCATGATGAGAATTGTGAATATTTTGAGTTCGGTTGCAAAGTGTACAACAACCCATTGTTTTATAGATTTCATTGATTTAGTTCCTTAATGAAAAAAAACATCTAACCCGAACTATAATAGCACAGGTTAGATGTTTCGTTCTAGTTCTAGTCAAAAAGCGCGGTTTCAACAATCCATCTAAACTTTTGCCAAGATGTTAAGTTGTTCCGTTCGGTTTCAATCTCAATACCAACCGCTTCAGGCCAGTGACGTTGGATGAATGCTTCTGAAATGGCTTTTATCTCAGTTGCTTCAAGCACTTTGCTGTACAGCAGGAAGTCGTTTATTACCGTGTCACTGTCGGTATATTCGGGATTGCCAAAGTGATGACGAACCCCCAAGTGAGCCTTTCCAGTCGCAGGCAATTCATACAACCATTTATCACCAGCTTTCAGGTTATACTCAGGCACGCTTTCCGACTTAGCAAACATTAATCGACCACTGCCATTTTGCAAATAGCTCGAACCAACTTTGATGTATTTTGCATTCTCTGGCGTTGTGAATGAAGCCGAACGTTCGATTAAGCCCTCGGAGTTTGACGAGCCGTCTTCAACGGCAACAACCTCATCAATAAGCGTCTTATCTGCGTCGTAGATTGCGTAGAACAGATAGCCGTCGCTATGTTCGGCATTAACCTCAGACTTGAGCGCATAAGCTGTGTTGGGCAAAACTTCGATGAAATCTGATACCAGTTGTGCTGATTGAACGCCGTAGATAGTATCTGTTTCATCAATAGTGTTGTGAATCGCGTCGGTGATACTGAACAAATTCTCAACACCAGCAGGGTCGTATGGGAATTTAACAGGATTCTCCGCAACTGCAACACTTTCGCCGTCGACAAACATTTCAACACGATATTCAACCATATCAACAGTCACCGCTACATCATGGAACTTATCGTCAACGTGGCTGCTTATGTCAAATTCCTTGCTGAAATAAACAGGCAATTCATCACCGACCCAGAACACCAGCTTGCCCTCATATACTGCAAAGGCGAACCGTTGATAACCCAACGTTTTAGCGGCACTCTCAACTTCCCCGATAGTGAAGATTGGAACATTGTTTAACCCAAATTTCAAACGGGCAATCGCGGTAAACGTATTGCTATTCATCACATTATCGTATGGCAAGTCAATCCAGTGGTCTGCACCCAACTCTGGCACTTTTGTGCCTTTTACCGCACCATCAACCTCACCAGTTCCGTGAACAACGGCTGGCTGGGTATTAGAGCCTACGCGCGGCACAAGCGGCTTTTTCGACAAGTCATAGTGATATACCAAATCGGGGACGGATGCGCCAAGTTCCAATTTAACCTCACCCTTAGGCGCGATAAATGTGTGGCTTGTTTCTTCGGTGTTTTTAACCTCCTGAATCAAGCCTTCATCGCCTTCGATATTAGGGTTGAACAGCTTAATGCTGGTTGTTTGTCCTTCCTCTGGAGTGACTGAACCACTACCCCAATACACGTTTTGAGGAATCATCTGTTTGCGATTTCGTGTATTCCATGAAATCGCAATCGGCTTACTTCGGCTTACCTGCTCAGGATAGTAATTCTCGTTGATTGTGACAGAGTTCACTGGTGCAGGTCGGGCGGCGCGGCCAATCAGGTCAGCAGTTACTTCCTTAGAATCATCAAGGCTTGTCGAATTGCTTACCGACTGCGCTACCGTTTTATATGACAGTGTTGAACCGACTGCGTAGTTGTTCGGGTCGGAAACATTGCTTACCGTCACAATATAGCCAATATCACCGTAGACGTGGAACGCTGGCAGGGTGTCAAGAATACCGCGTTTAACCCGAATCGTACCGTCATCTTCGATAGCGTCAATACTCATACACTCATCATTGACTACGATATACATGTCTTCAGTAACAACAGGAGGTTGACCGTTAAAGTCATCTACCCTAAAGGTTTCAAAAGTAGGCGCAACGTCTTGTGCCAGTCTGAAAGTGGGATTAAAAGAAACGTCATCCGCCACCTTTTTTAAAGCACTGCCGCCGTTAGATGCAAACAGGTCATAGTTCATTGTCGCCAATGATGGTTTCTCTGCCAGTATCAGTGGGTATGTTGAGCCGCCGTCAACCAGTCGAATAACGCTGTTGAGATTTTCGGCAGGCGTTACGGTTTGCAAGTCATGATACGACGCTTCCATAACACGCATTGTCTTGATTGGTTCGGCGGTAAGAACGACTCGGTTCAAATCTTCTTCGGGGGAAGTATCGTCAGGAATGACCTCGTAGGACGACTTGGTAATACCGAATATATCCTCAACAGCCTCAACCTCAATGATGCCGTCGTCAAACTCACCACGAACAATAGAACCCACTCGGCAAACCATCGACTTGATACCCAAATTCTTCCACTGCAAGACGAATACATCACCGTTTTGGAGCAGGTAATTCAGACGGTTAATCTTAATCGACATTTTCGCGATTGAAGAACTTGTCAATTTCAACTCACGCTCAGCAATCAACTCGGCAATATGCTTGGTATGTACGCCCTTGTAAGTTTGCGATGATGAAATTACGCCACGCTGAATTTCAATCGCGGCTAAGTTCTGTTTCACAAGAACAACGTCGGATTCATTGCGGTCTTTGTATGTGAGTACTATTTCATTTGCACCATCGCCCCAAGAGGAGCGTTCGAAGCGGCTGATTTCCACGATGGAGCTTTCGTCCAATACAGGAAGCTCGCTTACTGCGTAGTCGTTTCGGATGAGCAACAATTCGAAACGACCAGTGATTACGTTGACACGGATAACGCCGTCGATAGTATCCAAGATTTCAGCATTGAAGTCTTCGATTGTTTTGGCACTATCCCAGATAATCGACATCCCGAACTTCTCGTCGTACAGCTTGTCAGCAGCCTTACGGAAACTCTCTTCGTCAATATCCGAAGGGTGATAGCCCATACCCCAATCACCGTTGGTTAACGTTTTGTATAGGATATGTGCAGGATTCATATCCAGAACAGGGAAGGTTAGTTTTTTACCGCCCTTGGTATATTCAACAACACCGCCGTCAATAGCCGCCTTTTCTGGATACCATAATCCGTGAGTCCAGCCACTGTTAATGGCTTGTACGCGAACCCATGTTGATTTGAAATAAGGGCTGTTTCCCCAATAGAACGGACGAGTATACTCTGGCATGGTTTTGAGTTTTACACGAACTTCTTGCCCAAAAAACTCATCTGCTGGGAATCGAACAGTGTGTTCACCGTTCTCACGCCAACTGCCATGCTCATACAAGCCTGCGACGCTATCAATAAAAATAGCTTTGGTATACGCCATAGCAACGCCGCGATTGGTCTTGTGTTTTTCTCTCAACTGAGGAATCGCACCCAATCTACGCTCTGGTCTGTTCCAGTTTCTGCCGTCTTTACCAGTGTCCTCAAATGCGTAACCAGTACGATTGCCTGCTGAGATTTCTTTGAGATAGTCAAGCAGTAACGCGTCCGTAAGCTCCCCATTTTCCTTACCAGCGATAATCTTTAATGCTTGCAAGGAATTGTTGATTCTCGCAAAGGCATCTGGGACATAGTTACCATCACCTCTAATTCGCTTAAGATGTTCAGAAATTGATTTACTGATTCCCTGATACATCTTCTCGCTGATTGTACTTTTATCCCAATCAATAGTCCGATAGTCGCTATCTGGCACATAGCCTTCGTCGCCAAATACCATAGTGAGTAGACCTCGTTGTGCGGAGGTCTCCCCTCGGAAATGCTCGATGTATGGGTCTACTTGCTGGTCGGGTTTACCCGAATGAATATTTACCGAACCAGCGACACCACCTTCCTTTTTATCCCCACCAAAAAGCTCATGCTCGTTGATATAGAGTCGATGGTCTTTAGATTGACCCTGCCAAGCAGACTTCTCGCCAAAAATGAGTTCTGTTACAAAATCAATAGGGGCGTGACAGATTGTCATCACCATACCAAGAGAGTATTTGTAACCTATCGTCTGGGCTTTTGCTTTGCGTCCCATTATTTACCTTCTTTCATTTCACGTTGTTTGGCGGCGGCAATAGCGTTTTTCACATTAATGTCGTCGATATGTTCGAGCTTGGAGGCATCAATTCCGTTTTGGAGAAAGTCCCACCAATCAACACCGTATTGGTCGGCGAGATATTTAGCACCCGTATGGCATGTACCACACACCAATACGTCGTCAATCTTAACAATAGTCATGATTTAATTTCCTCTGTTTTAGGGTCAAAATAATCGGTTACTTGCGGATTCTTAATGAGTACCGTTCCGAAGACGACGGGGATATTAGCCCCTTCTTCTGCGGTCGGGATGTCTGGGTTTGCTGGTGATGAATTATTGTTACCCTTATTCATTCGTTTGGCGGAGTAGTAGCTCATCGCCATCGAAATAACCATCATCACAATGGCTACGATAAACTGATATGGCATTGGGAGTCCTTTTAGTAAATGTTTGAGTATTGGAAAGGGTTTTGAATCGGAATAAACGGCTGACCGCCATAGTTGATGATGTTGTTGAACTTGGCCTTACACGTTGTATGTGCGTGGTCGCAGCCAGCAAAGGCTGTAACCTCTGTCTTACCCGAAACAAGCCCCAATGGGGGAATGCTCAAGGTGATTGTTGAACCAGTTGATTCAATGACATGGCGGCGTTCCAACACGCCCGTTTCACTGTTCTTATATTGCACATAACCACCTGCGAACCAGTTATCAGGTTTACCGCTTTTAAACGTGATGACTGTTCCGACAACACTTCTGGCAACTTCAGTGACTGAAAACTCTTCCTTTCTTACACCGCAGTTTTTACCATACAGGGCATGGGAACAGCTACGGCTGAATTTTCGAGTTACGCCAATGCGCATCAATGACGAGAAGATGCTTTCACCAATCAACACAATCTCGTCATTTTCCCATGCTACATTGGTGATTCGACCCTTCCATACTACCACAGTCATCAAATCTGGCGCAATAAATCCAAGTTCGGCATGATACTGACGGATTGTCACGGTAACTGGTTCACTCGGCGGAGTGACCTTGAACACATCACCCAACGACGTATTGCGTCCTGTTCGTATTTCCAAGTTGGCTTTTGTCGTGTCCCCAGTATCCTCAATCTCACCGCGTTTAATCGGAACTGATTTGTACACCTTACCATCAAACGTAACGTCTTCAGTGTCGGTCGTGAACGTCCAGACACCACCCGTGAAGGCGATGTCATAGAGTTCAACAGGAGTACCGCTTTCAGCGGATGTTTCGTAACCATGATAATTATTTTGCATTTTGAATTTCCTTTACTTGTTGGAGGGTTAATTTTATCTTTGCAACGGTAGACGATATATGCTCAATCTCAACATCGTCAGACGCAAGCCGCATTCGTTGAACAAAGCAGGCCGAAGTAATATCTTCTTTCAGAATGGTGATTGGTATTTCCTCTTTAACGAAGATTCTGGCATTCTCGTTAAGTTTTTCAATGCGCTCGATTGTGAAAAAGTAGGAGTTATCTTTTGTGCGGATTCGTAAAAAACTCCTGTTGTCAGCTTTCTTAAGCATTGAACTCACACGATAGTCTTCAACAACGATGGCTTTCGGAATGGGGACTTTCCTGTTGACGGTTGACAGGATGTCGTTCACCACAACAAGGTCTTTTGTTTCAGTCGGAACGTAGAACGATTTCAACTGGCCTTTCTGACGCTGAATAAACCTTCGCCACCACGCTGTTTCAACCCTACTTCTTGACACAAATGTTAACTCGCGTGAGGCCATACTCGGTACACCTCTGTTAAACCATGCCTTAGAGCCAAAACCGTAGTCAATGATGGTTACGTCGGACTGATTACGCTCGACAATTTCATCAGACCAATTCGGGCGTTTAGTCAGCACTTCAGCACCATTCAGCATTTCAAGACCATCCTCATGACCACTCAGTTTACCGATATTGTTTTGTTTACCAATAATGTCAGCTGATATGTCCATGAATGATACTGCGGATGTCATATTGGTCGATGTAACCGTTGGGTCAAATCGAATATCAACGGATGGATAACAGATTGCTGTCGCATAAAACGTTCTTGCCACAGAGGTTTGCAACACTATATCATTCCCGTCAATACTGTCAATTACACCAAACTCGTAATCAAATGGATTGTTCCAGAGTATTATTGTTGCACCTGCTTGCAGAGTGTCAACACCGCTTAAGTCGACACATTTCAGACGCGTTGCTCCTTTAATGAGAGACTCTCGAAGACGGATAGGCTGCCACCAGATTGGGCATAGGATTGGTTTATTGTGCATTGCGTACAAAACGTTTCGCATTGTACTTAGAAGAGCATAACTTGGTGTTGCCATGTGTGAGAAGCTGCGTCTCGGCTGACTCATGAAGCCCCTACGCTGTTCGTTTTTGTTATAGCTGATAATCACGTCTGTTTTGTAAGCGAATTTTTCACGCAAAGGCTCGCCCCAATTAGGCTCGACGTTCCAGATTAAACCCCTAGTGCCTTTCAGGTTGATTGTTACTATTTGACCGTTCTCAAAACGCAGAATAACTTTACCGTCAATTTTCGTTGAGCCGTAAAGTGACACTTCAAGCACAATTTTCTTCGTCCGTAAGGGAGCTAGATTAATTGGAGGTTTTCCCGTCACTTCCGCTACTGAGATTCCCTCCAAGTTAATCAGGTCAACTTTGACGAGTGTCTGTTCAACCAAATGGGAATTATAGACTTCTAATTCAGTCGTTGTTTCAGACACAATGTGACCGAGATTCACGTCGGATACTTCACCGACGCCAGATATGATGCGGTGATGCCATAAGTCCATATCAGTACGCAGCATAACTGCGTTGTTTGCTTGAGCCATAACAAATCCTATTTAAATTTAAATCCAACGCCTACATGCGAACTCCATAAATGCTTAAATATACCGTCCTTTTTTTTGGTGACAAGTGGGAAAACAACCCAATCACCCATTATTGTCACAGGCTCGATATTTTCGATTGAAAGAGTACACATTTCGTTGTTGTAAAATACTTCAGCATCTTTCACAACCGCCTTAGCAACGTCACCGTCTATTAGTTTGGCGGCCTCTTCAACAGCCTTGTCAGCGACACTGAGAGTTAATCGATGTGGGTTCATAAGCTCCCTGTTGTTGTATTTTGAAGAGCCGTATAGGATGTTGGTATTCTCTATATCATACATCTCAATCAAGCCTTCTTTTAGCGGTATATTGATTGGGCAAGATAGTCCATAGTAAACAACACAACTTGGCATTGGAGTGTCAGACAGCCAAGCTCTAGCGGGTATACCGTCGTAAAGCACAGTTCTACAACGTAAGTACCTTTCAGGGCGACCCATATTGCTATTTGAACCGTAACTATTGGAAAAAGTACCAATAGATTGTTTGTCGTATGTTGGATTAGTGCCATCTGGCATAAAAGTTATATATATAAACTCACCACCGATGTCACGCCCAATCGTACTAATTCCATTATCGTACGACGGATGCCTACCAACAATGAAATGTACAAATTGACCCCTCTTTACTTCAGCAGAAAATGCAACAAAAGTCTTTGTCGTTGTGACGTACAAGTTTACAAACGGGAACAAGTATTTACCACATTCTGTTGCAGCAGGATATGATTCCGACATCATCGTGTCAAAGCGGTCATAAAATAAACGAGAGGCGTTCCCGTCGCGAGAAATTGAAATAGAAAGTATATTTCCAGCGGAAGCGTAATTGCGCTTTATCCCAAAGTTAAACCATTTACCCTCTTTATGTTTTATTGAAAACCCAATATCAGCACCGTCAAAAACTACTTTCGGTAAAGTGTTGAAATCAACAGCGTTGTTGAACATACCGCTTTGTAACAGATATTTTTTGATTTCAACCAAAAACTCGCTCATTGTATTGATTGTGCCTTCATGTTTCACAAATGCCATATTTTACTCCATTAATAATGCAAGCCAACGGTTGTAGCTACTGCTGTTGCTGTCGCTGTTTTGCATCGACGGAAAACACAAATATCGTTTATCCCCAATAACCAACTCCTTTTCAGGTGTGTTATTCAAACCACTCACAAAATAAGCACCTTGTAACCAGCCGACAGTGGATGCTTCGCGCCAATGACCAACGTGAGTATTAATTGTAGCAGGCAAACTATACACTGCTGTTATTTCTATTGGGTATAATACATGTAAGCCACTCACAGTCGTAATATATCTATACGGCAATATATAACCACTCGTGTACTTTTCAGTATCCCGTCCGCCACCCAGAGACTCAGTGCTTTTAGCAATCATCGCCACTACTCCGTTTGGGGTATTGCAAAAACAAGAGCTTATATGCCCCTGTGAACCAGCGGTATCGTCTTTGGTGAACGGGTCATGAAACCCACCGTAATCAAAATTTATTTCATGTATTGGCCTACCAGCATCCTCGTCGCCGATTCGCGCGTAGTTATTATTATGACTACCTCCGATATACATAGGATATGTATTTTCCAAATCAGTCCCAAATTGCAACATAAACCCACAATACATGGAAAGGTAGTATTGCTCCACCTTAACCACAATTATAAATCTACGCCCATTTGCGACGAACCAATAATTCATTGATTCATTCTTTAACGGAATTGCTGTAAAAATGTTTCCAAATTTAACCTTTGCAAAATAAGTAGAAATCTCTTTGGCTGCATCATTTTGTGTAGCATACCATGCGCATAAAGATGTAATTTTGTACTTCTCATTAACGTACATCGCCATTGGTACAACAATCGTATCCTGACCATCGAGACCATGCCCGATGAAACGTCGACGATACACCCATCCGAATTTCACATCCTCTTCTTCATCGTACATATCGTCATAGGTCTCATCCACATCAACAACTTTATCACCATCGCTATCTTTAATAACCTCCCATGCTTGGTTGGCTTGAACCAATTCGGGATTTGTTGTCAGAAACTTTTCGAGCTTCGACACCAAATCCCTTGCATTGGAGGCTGTTCCTATTTCAACAGCCATTACTTTTCCTTTCTACTAAGCCCCACCAATTCGTTTAACCGCACGTTGCTCTCGACCCATTGCCTTGATAAGAACTTTCCTACCGCTGCTTGATGCCAGAGCGAGGTTCATGGCCTCTACTGGGTCGAAGGTGTTAATAACAGTCAACTGCTGCTGGTTCGATGATGAAGAATTTGCGTTATCTCTATGACGAGGGTCATTTTTAGTGATTACCTCCTCACCTTTCTGTAAAACAGCAGGAACTTCGTTTGGTGCAAGTCCTGCGATACCACCACTATGATAACGTACAGCACCGTTGAAAACAAGCGGATTCACCCGTTTACCACCAGCCTTACCGCGACCAACAACACCGCCTGTATGGAACAGGGCTGCGTATTGAGCGAAGCTCGATGTGTCTGGCATCTGCACATCAGCACCGCCGCCGAAATACGACTGAAGGGCTTTCTGAATCGCAAGACTGATAAGTTGCTGGATAATCACTTTCGCCATGTGACGTAAAGCCTCTGCTGCCCATTGAGCCACCGCCTGACCCAAGTTTGCAAACGCTTCGCGACTGCTGACAGCACCTGTTGCGATACCAGCAAGACCACTGGCAATACCTTCAAACGCAGTCATTGCTCCGTCATTGAGCACGCCATACGCAGCATTCATCAACTCGACTTCACCCTTGCTATGCGTAGTCTCAGTGCGAACTTCTTTGACCTTGCTCACAAGATTGGTCAAGTTTGCGTAAGCAGCGGAATCACCGAATGCGGCCATAATCTGTTGAGCATTCTCAACAAGTTCTTTCATCTGCGGACTGATGTTGTCGAGATACGCCTGAACATTTTCCTCCATCTTGGTAATTGACTGCTGGCCGCTTATCACGAGTTGCTCTTGCAATTCTTCGAATTGACGTTTGCGTTGCAAGAACTCATCCAGTCGCTTCGCCATGGAGTCAACAGCAAAGTTTGCAGCCTGACGACGTGGGTTTGTCGCATAGTCGGCTTGACCTGCTTTAAGTTGCTCACGTTGATTCAGAACTGCCGCTTGTTGTTCTGGCGACAATTTACCAAACGCGTCGCTGTTGATGATTTCATCCAGCTTTTTGATTGCATCGGTCATGCGCTCAACATATTTCAGAGTGCTCTCAGACATCTTAGTCTGAGCCTCATCAATAGTCAGAACACCACGGGAAACAGCACTACCAATGTATTCAGCACTGTTTGCACGTTCCTTCTCAATATCGTTACGTTTCTTCTCAAGCGCATCGAGGAAGGCATCAACCTGTTCGCCAAGGGCTTTCTGTGCCTGTAATTCTGCGTATTTCGCCAGTTGCGGCTCAAGCTGTTTAGACCAAGCAAAGGCTTCCTTGCGGCTGACGTTCTTGCGCTGAGCGTATTCGAGCGTCAATACCTCCAGCATTTGCTTAACTTGGTTGTCGGTGTCTGGCTGAATGATGTTTTTGAAACCATCAATAATCTCGTTCAGCGTAGAGCCTGACAGGTCAACAGACAGGGTTGATGGGTCGCGGTTAATCAGACCTTCAACGCCGTTAACACCCATCGCTTTGTACATCTCACGAATCGCATCACGGGCACTCTCAGTTACCTTCTCAACCAAAGACTCGGCTTTGTCGAACGCAGCGTCGTCGTCTTTCTGCTGTTTGGTTACGGCTTTATCCTGCTTCCAACGTTCCTCTTGCGCTTTGTAGAAATCAAGAACTTTGTTATCAGCAGCAGCGTTATGGCTCACTGAGCCAGTTGAACCTGTAATGGTTACGGAGTTACCACCAGTGAGACGAACGATAGTCGGCTTGTAGTTCGGATTGCGAGCCATTTCAGCCAAGTACGCACGAGAAGATGCACCTGTTTTGGGGTCAATGCCATATTTACCTTGCTTGGTATCAGACACCCACTCTTTGCCGTTATAAATGGACGTATGGCCGTATTTGTGGCCTTTGATAGCACCCCAGCTAACTACATCGCCTTTTTGCGGAACGTAGTTCGCTGAGTAAGGAACTTGTTGCCAGCCTTTGCCGTATTTCAGCAAGTTCTTAGCGGTCAGATTGCCATTGCCCTTGATGTATGGAGCGGCTTTAGAATCAACAGCGGCCAGCGCACGTTTAACGTAAGTTGCACATTGACCTGTAAAGTCAGCAGCGGCTCTCTTGGTTGCCAAGTCAGCAGCGGCAGCGGCGCGTTTATCAACAGCGTAGGAAGCCGTGCCGTTTGAACCACCAGAAGAGTAATTTTCATACGGGTCATTTGCCGCGTATTTTGATTTAACCTTCTGACGCTCACCAAGATACCAATCACCAAGGTTGTTGTAACCTTTCATCGGGTCATCTTTGAGACGGCCTTCGCGGTAATCGATAAGTTTTTGAATCATCTTCTCGTAAGACAATTCTTTCTCAAGGCGTTTAAGAGCGGCTTCTTCGGCGCGTTGGCGAGCCTGTTCAGCCTTTTCACGGGCTTTGTTGACTTTCTCGTCAAGGTTTTTGGCTTCTTCCGCCTTTTTAGCAGCATCCGCAGCGGCTCGGTTTGCAGCTTCCAACGCAGTCTTCTGAGTGATGTCGTTGTCAGTATCGGCGATATTCTTGCGCATTTCCTCAAGGCGTTTGTTGAGTTTGGCTTCTACACCATTCTCACTAACCTCCAAGGATACGTCCAAGTTGATTTGGTCGGCATCTGGCAAAGCAGCCTCAATGCCCTGAATCTTCTTGACAACGTAATCAGCGAGACCACCGAGATAAAGGAAGGTTGACTTGAGCGTAGCCGTCAGAGCGTCAATCAATCGAGCGATAAAACGAACCGCACCAGTCCAACCACTCTCGAATTCTTTCGCTGATTTGTTAGATTCCTTGGTCGTGTCAACGAAGAAGCTACCAATCAACTCAGTCGCGTCGGCAACAAAGTCGGCAATACCTGCCACCAACACACCGATTGCTTCGGAGATAACGCCGAATGCTTCTGAAATCAACCACAGTACATCTGACAACATTTGCATACCAGACACAGCGTCTTCAGACTCACCACTCAGTCGATTAATACCACGCGCGATGCCTTCGAAGATTGCCTCAACAACTTCGAAGACGATAAATGCTTTAAACAAACCAAATGCAATTTTAGCGGCTGAAGCCAACACACCAATCAAACGGCTAATCGGCGCAACGAGCAGACCCAGACGACCACCAGCCGCCGCAGCACCGCTTAAACCAGTGCCAACAGACGGGGCTACTTTTGCAATCAAACCCATCTTAACGGCGAAGTTTGTGATAGCTGCACCAGCGGTCTTCAAGCCAAGACCGAACGTGCGCATTGTTGCCGCCAAGGATACGAACATTTGAGCCGCGCCGATTGCCAGCAAAGCACCGAAAGCAATCACCAATTCATTGGCGTGTTTAACAGCCCAGCGCAGCGCGTCAATAGCAACATTCAACGCCTTTGCGATGGCCTCAGCCCACTGTTTCGCTTCGTCGGAGCGAAAGAAGTCACGCACTTCGCGCAG